GCGCCTGAATGCTGCGGGTATTTTAACCGCGCCGTTGGCGCAGTTCGATTTTGAGCATAACGGCAACGTGTATCAGGAGTATCGATTTAATAAACGTGACTCTCTGGTATTGGTTGCCCGCTTGTCCCCTGAATTTACCGCGGCGGTTGTGGATCGCTGGCAGGAGCTGGAGAACAAGGCGCTAATTCCTCAAACCCTCCCCGAAGCGCTCCGTCTGGCCGCCGATATGGCAGAGCAGAATGCGCAGCTGTCCTACAAGGTGCAGCAGGACGCGCCAAAGGTGGCGTTTGTTAACCATTACGTAGAAGCCGGCGGTGCCAAAAGTCTGCGTGAGACGGCGAAAATCCTGAACATGCCTGAGAAAGCGATGATTGACGTTCTGCTGCTGGACAAGGTTCTGTTTCGCCAGTCTGGAAATCTGCTACCTCATGCGTTGCGCCAGCGTGAAGGTCTGTTCACCGTCAAAACCGGCACGTCTGACTTTGGTCATGCATACACCCAGACTCGTGTAACACCTCGCGGCGTTCAGTGGATTGCCGAGCGTTATGCCTCTGAACTGATGGGAGGCTGATATGGCTGAAGTTATTCAATCCATGGACCGTTACTACCGGGATCAGCACGGCATTATCGTTAACGTTATCGGCTATGACCCGATTGGCCAGCGCGTCATATACCGCAGACCGAACTACGAGTGGGAATGTGTGGCACCGCTGATTGTGTTCCGCGCCAGATTCAAGAGGATGGACAAGTGAGCACTTTAATTCAATTGCTCGACCGCCCGATCGCCTACAACCCGGCCTTTGCGAAGCTGAAAGCCGGGAAGATTAAGGCGGGCCCGGTTGCCGCAGTATTCCTTTCCCAGATGGTCTACTGGCATAACCGCATGGACGGTGGCTGGATGTATAAAACGCAGGCCGATATCTTCAGCGAAACAGCGCTTACCCGTGATGAACAGGAGACGGCGCGTAAACGGCTGGTGGCGCTTGGCGTGCTGGAAGAAGCCCGCCGTGGTGTTCCTGCGACGATGCATTACCGCGTCAATGCCGAACGCCTGGAGGCTCTGCTGCTCGAAACAGCTAAGCCAGTGAAGAAAGTTGCCCAGGATAAAACCAGATTGCGGGATTCCCAGAATGTGGAAACGCCGCAATCTGGATTGGTGCATTCCCGCAAACAAGATTGCGGTAATACCGCAGACAAGAATGCGGAAACACCGCAAACAAGTATGGGGGAACCAACCGAACAAGCCAGCGGGGATCCCGCAAACTTTCCTACAGGAGATTACACAGAGAATACTCAGGAGATTACACAGGAGAATAAACCCCCTTGTCCGGTTCCGGCGGAACCAGACCCTGAAGTGATTATTACCGATCAGGCGATTGAGGTTTTAACCCATCTGAATCGGATAAGCGGTTCACGCTACCAGAAATCAAAAACGTCTCTCGAAAACATCCGGGCCCGGCTGCGGGAAGGTTACAGCGTCAGCGACATGATGCTGGTTATCGACCTGAAACATGAGCACTGGCATGACAACGACGAGCAGTACCAGTACATGCGCCCGGAGACGTTATTCGGCCCGAAAAAATTTGAAGGTTATCTGCAGAGCGCAGTGCGCTGGGAGCAGAAAGGGCGACCACTCCGTGAGGAATGGGGCGGTGATCGTAAGCGAGACGCGATGAAGTTTGGACCGGTAGACAAGAGCACACCAGCGGGGTTCAGAGGATGATGATTAACAAATATTGCCAGGCACTTAACGAACTGCGCGCTAAATCGTCGCATGAGTTGAAAGAGGTTGGCGACCAGTGGCGTACTCCTGAGCTGCTTTTCTGGGGCGTTAATGCCATGTTTGGCCCGTTAGTACTGGACCTGTTTGCTGACGACAGCAACGCTAAATGCCCGGCATGGTACACCGCAGAGGACAATGCGCTGACGCAGGACTGGTCTGCCCGTCTGGCAGAGCTCGGCGGCGCCGCGTTTGGCAACCCGCCATACAGCCGGTCGCAGTACCATGAGAAACAGGCGATCACTGGCATGACCCACATAATGAACCATGCCGCGGATATGCGGGAAAAAGGCGGTCGTTATGTGTTTCTGATTAAAGCCGCACCGAGTGAAACGTGGTGGCCGGAAGATGCCAATCATATCGTTTTCATCCGTGGGCGCGTTGGGTTCGATCTTCCTGAGTGGTTTATCCCGGCCGACGACAAGCAAAAACCCACCAGCGCCTTTTTTGCTGGCGCTATCGCTGTGTTTGATAAGTCCTGGCGAGGTGAGCGGTTTAGCTATATCAGCCGTACCGAGCTGGAAGCAAAAGGCCGGGCCTTTATGTCACTGGCGCAGTTTGCTTTCGGTAAATCTCAGCTTCCTACTATGTCGGCTGTTGCAGTCGAACCTGCGACCGACAAAGCGGAGACTGAACTTCCCCTGAGTCAGAAAAGCATTTTTAAAACCAGCGGGGTTAATGTATGGGCCTGCGTCAGAGCGGCGTTCGGTGACAAAGAAGAGTACACCTTCAGCGAGTCAAAATTCGGTCATACCTGGGCGGCTGACTCTGTTGAAACCCCAGAGTTTGCCCAGGTTTCGCCAATAACCATAGACAAAGCGAAACAGCTCATTACCGAAAGTATTTTGTTTGGCGTAGATGATTGGTTGATGTCACACCAGTTCGATGATGAGGCAGCGCGGGCGGATATGTCTGATCGTATCCGTACCGTTGCGCTTGAAGCATCAGCCGAATATGGCATGACCAGCAGCGACTTTATAGCCGTGCTGGGAAGTCTTGATGTTTCAAAGTGGACCAATATTCGCCAGATCCGCGCGCATATATGTGAGAAGGCAAGGCCTGTGGTAGAGCCACTGCCTGAGTCCCGTATCTGGCCGCTGGAGGTTGGGCTGGTCTTCGAGCAGGTTGATGGCGTTGATCGTCTGGATCTATCTCAGCAGAACACGCTGAAAGCGAACATTAACCAGCTCTGGCTGGAGCGCATGCCCACCAGCGAAATTATCACCGCCGCCAGCGGCATGGTTTCCAGCATGAGGGAGTTGCCGGTATGCGAGTGACACCACCCCATCTTCAGCCTGTTTTGTCCAGGGTAAAGCGGTTTATTGAGAAACAACCGGAAGGCGCATCACTTACTCAGCTGACGCACAAAGTGGCTGCATACAGCTTACTCAACCGTAAGGATAAGGAGATCCTGGTAGATATTATCCGTGAAAGTGGAATGCTCTGCGTTGTTAATGACGGAAGAATGACAACCCTGCATCACCCGAAGTTCGGCCATCAATCCGCGGCATCGGCCAGCCCGAAGACCAGACCATCAATGGAGACTCATGTGACTAAATCACCAGTAACCCCTGAATCCCTGCGCAAGCAGGCGGAGGCGCTTATCCGTGCAGCCGAAGAGGCAGAGAAAAAGGCCGGCGATCGTGCGGAGATAAAAAAACAGCTTGATCCGCTGAAGCTGGAGATTCTGCAATCCTATGGGATGACCAGCCGTAAGCTCGATGAGTTTATCGATGCGATGGCTGAAATGGGGAAAGCGGTGAATAAGCTTAAAGAGCTGACGGTATAGGTGGATCATTGAGAGCCTTATTTACCCCTGAAGTTGTGCCACGCCTCGGCGTGGTACTGCTTAAACCCGGCAAGGAGCTGATGCGATTATTTGCTAATGGCCGGGTCCTGGTTGAAGAAGTGCCGGAAAGTATGTCGCGGCTGCCGTCTGGCCGCGTACCTGATGCGCGCCAGCCGCTGGCCAGTGACAGGACGCTGGATAAGTTTTTCACCGATGAGAGAGTCATCAACGCCGCTGGCGGTATTCCCGCCCTGGAGGCGTGGCTGGAACGGAATGTGAAAGAATGCCAGTACCAGTATTCTGATTATCACCATATGGAGCAGGTGACCATGCGACACCCGCCAGGGGCGATGATGCTGTGCTGGCACTGTGAAAACCAGCTGCGCGAGCAGACCACCGCCCAGCTGTCTGATATGGCCCGCGCCAATGTTGTTGACTGGATAATAGATACCGTTCTGATGCGCCTGCGCTTCAATCGTGAACGTGAGCTGTCACTGGCGGAGTTGTGCTGGTGGGCGGTCTATTCCGGCATCGCTGACGCTATTACCGAGAGCATGGCGGAAAAGGCGCTGCTGCTGCCTGGTGAGAAGTTTCTTTCCGTCTACAAGGAAAGTGACATTGTGCCTTCTGTTCCAGCCGTATCCGTGATGAAGCAGCGAACTGACCGCGTAGCGGTGACGCAGCAGAGCAGGAGCTGTGAGCAGCAGCAGGAGGAGCAGGAACACCAGCCGAAGGTACTGGCGCTGCGTGTGGATCCGGAATCGCCGGAATCCTTCATGCTGCGACCAAAGCGCCGACGCTGGACCTGTGAAGAGTACACCCGTTGGGTAAAGGCGCAGCCCTGTGAATGTTGCCGCCGACCAGCAGACGATCCGCACCATATCATCGGGCATGGTATGGGCGGTACAGCAACAAAAGCCCACGATCTCTTCGTGTTCCCTCTGTGCAGAGAGTGCCACGACGAGTTGCATAGAAGTGTCGCTGAGTTCGAGCGGAAACACGGTTCGCAGCTTACCCTGCTGTTCCGCTTTCTGGATCGGGCGCTGGCGATCGGCGTAATAGTTAACGCGTAATTGTATGGAGCGCTGAGCAATGAATTTAGAATCGTTACCGAAGTTTTACTCCCCTAAATCCCCAAAACTGAGTGACAGCACTCCGGCCACCGGCGGTGATGCGCTTACTATTACTGACGTGATGGCGGCGCAGGGTATGGTACAAAACCGGGCTGAACTTGGTTTCTCTGCTTTCCTCGGTAAAGCGGGGATCAGCATCAACGATAGGGAGAAGGCGATCGGCTTGTTGGCTGAGTATGCTCTGGCCCACTCTGACAGAGTCGCCGCATTGCGTAAGTTGGATGATGCTGTGAAGCCTGATGTGATGCGGATCCTCGCCACTTTCGCATTCGAGGATTATTCCCGCAGCGCGGCCAGCGTTAAAACCTGCGATTGTTGCCATGGTGCTCGATTTATTGAGGCTGAGGTATTCACCAACAAAGTGCGCTATCCGGATGGAAAGCCACCAGCCTGGGCGAAAGTAACGAAGGGGGTTTATCCATCATACTGGGAGGAATGGCAGTCCGTTCGCGAGGTCAGGCAGGTGGTTTGCCATGTGTGCAAAGGGAAGGGCGTTGTTTCAGCGGCCTGTAACGATTGCCGGGGTCGTGGAAAAGCCATTAATAAAGAGAAGTCTCATGCTCAGGGCGTGCCGGTTGTCGACAATTGCCTGCGCTGTGGCGGGCGAGGTTATGAGCGTCTTCCGTCCACTGCTGCATACCGGGCTATTTGTACGATCACTGACGCCATCACGCTGGATACCTGGAAGAAGAGCGTGAAAAAGTTCTATGACAACCTCTCCATTATGCTGAGCATTGTAGAGAGTGAGGCAAACGGCGTATTGCAGGCGGTAACCAGATAGAGGGGTTTACTTTTCCCCTATTTGTGCTAATTTCTTTCTAACGATGGGATTCTATGCTCATAACGTTACGAAATTCTAAACCTCGCTGCGGCGGGGTTTTTGCTTTCAGGGATAAGACTGGGGTATTCGCGAAGTGCATTGCATCACTGCCATATCGCCGATCTGTTTAGATCCACACAAGACACCCTGAATGCTATAACTCTTGCCTTACCCGGAAATTTTGGGTAGCTTAATGACAAGTATGGGGTATTTATGTCTGCTTTGTAGATAAACACCTACTTCAAGACCTCGCCGACGCGAGGTTTTTTTGTGTCTTATCTACATGCACTTGTAAGGTTATAAAGTACCAATTTGATTGTTTTTTGTGCTGTTTAAATTCAATGAGTTAGCGCAGAAGTAGACAAACAGCAACAGATTTGATAGGTTTTATGTAGGATGTGAGAGTCGCATCCAAAGAAAAAGCCTCGACATTCGTCGGGGCTTTTTTGTATCCGCATTTCACCGCGCACCGCAGCGCATTCTAACCACGTCGAACCAAACCCTTTGAAATGAGCCTTTGAGGAAGTCAGTTAGTGCTGGCGAGCCTCGACGGGCTGATTTCCTATGCGGCAAAGGTTCATCTCAAAGTAAGGTAAACGCTATGAACTATCCAACAGTTATTAATGGGGTAGATTTCCGTGAACTGATTTTCCTCTCCGGTACTGAATCGGCTACTGACACCTTTAAAGTGGCAAAAGCGTTTGGTAAGGAACACAAAGATGTTATGAGGAAAACTCGCAGAGTCATCGACTCATGTTCTCCTGATTTTGCAGAGCGTAATTTTACGCTTTGCCATGAAAACAATGAGTTGCAGAATGGAAAGCCTCAACCTTTCTATCGTATGACCCGCAATGGTTGGACTATGCTGGTATTCAGTTTCACAGGCGCGGCAGCGTACGCCTTTAAAGAGGCATATATCGCGGCATTTGACTGGATGGCGGATATGATCGCCAAAGGAAGGCACACCCTTGACGAACAGCGTAACGCTGTAATGCTCGAGTATATGAAAGAGAAGGATGTTGCCAGTATGTCTGGGCGGCTTTTGAATCGATGGGGAAGGGTCAAAAAGCCGCTTCTTTTGGCAAAGATTGAACGATTAGATAAACAGGGACAAATTCCGTTACCCGGATTTACAAAAGCGCTAACAGACTAAAGGCCGCCATTGAGCGGCCTTTCTTATTTCAGGCTCAGGGATTCACCCTCGACACTGCCATGTAGAACGAAAGCCCTGCAGCCTGAATCCTCCAACACAGCACCCGCACAATGCGCGAGGTGAGAGATTATGAAAATGCCTAACACACCACATGGATGGGCAGACATTAGCGAAATTCTTGCGTCCTGGTGGCGCGGCGACGTCCCAATTGGCGGCGTTGTGATGGCAATCGTTATGGCTGTCCTGAGAATGGCTTACTCCGGCAGTAGCTGGAAAGAAACGATATTTGAGGGACTCATGTGCGGCGCGCTGGCGTTGACTACGTATTCCGCGCTGGATTACTTCGACGTACCGAAAGCACTGACAGTTGGTATTGGTGGTTTCATCGGCTTCGTCGGTGTGAAGAAACTCAGCACTTTTTTATCCGGTTATGTTGGAAATCGTTTTGGGGGTGGGAATGCAAATAAGTAATAACGGTATTGCGCTGATTAAACAGTTCGAAGGCTGCCGGCTTACGGCTTACCAGGACAGCGTTGGTGTATGGACTATCGGCTATGGATGGACTCAGCCTGTCGATGGTAAGCAAATCCGCGCCGGGATGACCATCAAGCAGGATACAGCCGAACGTCTGTTGAAAACCGGTCTGGTCAGTTACGAAAATGACGTAGCGCGCCTGGTTAAGGTCGGTCTGAGTCAGGGGCAGTTCGATGCGCTGGTGTCGTTCACGTATAACCTCGGTGCGCGGTCACTATCGACCTCAACCCTTCTGCAGAAACTTAATGCTGGTGATTACGCTGGCGCCGCCGACGAGTTCCTGCGCTGGAATAAGGCGGGCGGGGAAGTCCTGAAGGGGCTGACCCGTCGGCGTGAGGCAGAGCGAGCTCTGTTCCTGTCGTGATTGCATTGATGGAAAAGTACTGGAAGCCGTTGGCGCTGATACTGCTGGTGGCCGGTGCGTTTGTCTCGGGGGATATCTGGCGCGATCGTGCGTGGCAAACAAGATGGTCCGAGCGGGACAGCGCAGAGTCTTCTCAGGCTGCGAACGCGCAAACCGCTGCCCGCATGATTGAACAAGGGCGCACTATTGCCCGTGATGAGGCTGTAAAAGATGCACAAGCGCAAGCCGCTAAATCTGCTGCCACTAATGCTGGTCTGTCTGCCACTGTTAACCAGCTGCAGCAACAAGCCAAAAAACTCGCCACCCGCCTGGACGCCGCAAAGCACACCGCAGATCTTGCCGCTGCCGTCGGAAGCAAAACAGCCAGCGCCAACGCCGCAATGCTTGCCAACATGCTCGGAAGTCTTGCAGCAGAAGCTAAATATTATGCTGGACGATCTGACGAGAGCTACCGCGCAGGAATGACGTGTGAACGCATTTATGATTCGGTGAGAGACTCAAACAACAATCCCATAGCCCCGTAATAGCGGGGCTTTTTAATGACAGAGGAATATGCATGACAGTAGTTCTTACGGCAAAGCAGATTGAAGAACTAGCGGTTTTCGCGAAAGAAGACGGCCAGCCTCAATACACCATCACCACCGGGACAATCCCGGAGTTTGAAGCCGATGATGGTGAGATTATCCCTGAATACACAGGGCTAATCGTATATTCAGAATCGCTGGAGCATGGCGTACTTCAGCTTGACTGAATTGACATCACAGAAGCCGTTCAGTAAGCGGATTCGATAATGTTTACCGCTCTACAGCGGATAAAACCAAATTAACCGTCTGGGGCTTTGTTGGATAGCAATCTGGTTCTTAGATAATAAAAAATTTATTGCAGATAGCCGCATTGATTTTGCTGTGAGTAAATCTATTGACTGGAATTCCCAGTGATTTTTTATGGATTCAATTATGGAAAATAAAGCAACGATTTATAGTGTCGGTTTGGGGGCTGAGACGCACTTCTCTTTGCCAGAAAATGGCAAATTTGAGGCCTCGGAAGGATTTGTGATTACCAAGATTGACGTTGAAGCTGGAACTGTCATTTGCAAGCCTCTACAGGTTGAGGTTGATTTAAATGGCCATCGAATGTGGATGACCTCTACCGTGAAATAACAATTTCATTTCTCAAGCAAGGTCGCACATGCGGCCTTTTTACTTTCAGAAATAGTACCTCGCAAACGGAATACCAATCAGCAACAGACAATATCGATGTGTGCCTAAAGATAGTTGCCACCAGAGGGTATCTACGTTTGATTGATAACCAATATCAAAAGGTACTCCCGACAGGGTTGCCTACCACGGGGCGGCGGGCTCGCGGGGAACGGCTGGTTTTTCGGATCCATGGTCATCATCATCATGTGGGTAGGTCTTTGTTTTTTATGAGGGCCATTTTTCAAAGATGTCGAATCGTTTAAAAAGTGTTCACCATCATGGACCAGGAAATCGCCTCTCTCAAACTGAATATCAACCAGCTGGCGGCTATCACCGACGTACACCGGCAAACGGTAGCCGCCAGACTTAAAAATATCGAACCCGCAGCGGGCAGTAACAGCAAACTCAAGCTCTACCTCATCACCGATATCCTGACCGAACTGATGATCCCCACGGTTTCCACCAACCTTGAAGACATGCAGCCGTCCGACAGGCTGGCGCACTGGAAGGCGGAGAATGAGCGGCTTAAGTTCGAACAGGACACCGGTCAGCTTATACCTGCAGATGAGGTCGCAAGAGAATTTTCACTGATGGCGAAAGCCGTCGTCATGGTGCTTGAAACCCTTCCTGATATTCTTGAACGCGACTGCGCGTTGCCACCGGCGGCGGTGTCGCGCGTACAGACCGTCATTGACGATTTACGTGACCAGATGGCGCAGAAAGTCCAGGACGCCGAACAAGAGGAGGCCGATACCGAGGAGGAGTGATGGCAAAGCGTGCATCGGCATGCGGTATTCGCCGGGATGTTTCCGGTATCCTTCGCGCGCCGCGACGAATGGACGTGGCCGATGCGGTCAGCGCTTATATGCGTGTCCCGATGGGCGCAGGCAACTCCGTACCGTGGGACCCGGATCTGGCTCCCTATGTTATCGAGCCGATGAACTGCCTGGCATCGCGCCAGTATGATGCCGTGGTGTTTGTCGGCCCGGCGCGAACGGGTAAAACCATCGGTCTTATCGACGGCTGGATTGTCTATAACATCGTCTGCGATCCGGCAGATATGCTGGTGATTCAGGTCTCAGAGGAAAAGGCGCGCGAGCATTCTAAAAAGCGTCTGGATCGTACTTTCCGCAGCAGCCCTGAGGTGAAATCACGGCTCAGCCCGCGGCGGAACGATAACAACGTCCATGACCGCACCTTCCGCGCCGGTAACTATCTGAAACTTGGCTGGCCGTCCGTCAACATCATGTCGTCGTCGGATTACAAAAGCGTGGCGCTCACCGACTACGATCGTTTCCCCGAGGATATCGACGGCGAGGGGGATGCGTTTTCCCTGGCCTCGAAGCGAACCACCACCTTTATGTCCTCCGGTATGACGCTGGTGGAGAGTTCCCCGGGCCGCGATATCCGGGATACGAAATGGCGGCGCAGCAGCCCGCATGAAGCGCCGCCGACAACCGGTATCCTGGCACTGTACAACCGCGGCGATCGGCGCAGGCTTTACTGGCCCTGTCCGCACTGTGGCGAGTTTTTCCAGCCGGAAGTGGACAACATGACCGGCTACCGGGATATCGCCGATCCTGTACAGGCCAGCGAGGCGGCTTTTTTACAGTGCCCCGCCTGCAAAGGGAAAATTACGGCTGACCAGAAACGCGCGCTTAACATGAAGTGTGTCTGGCTCCGGGATGGTCAGACGGTTGATCGTCACGGCAACGTCAGCGGGGAAGGGCGTCGTTCCCGCATCGCCTCGTTCTGGATGGAAGGACCCGCGGCGGCGTACCAGACCTGGACGCAGCTTATCTATAAATATCTCACTGCCGAACAGGACTACCAGGCAACCGGCAGCGAGGAAACGCTCAAGACGGTGGTGAATACCGACTTTGGTCGGCCGTATCTTCCCCGGTCGAGCATGGAGCAGCGCAAAAGCGAGCTGCTCGAACAGCGTGCGGAAGACGTGCCGAAGCGCACCGTGCCCGACGGCGTGCAGTTTCTGGTGGCGACGGTTGACGTCCAGGCGGGCCGCAACCGTCGCTTTGTGGTCCAGGTGACCGGGTACGGCAGCATGGGTGAACGCTGGCTGGTGGACCGGTACAACATTAAACAGTCCCTGCGCTGTGACTCCAACGGAGAAAGCCAGCAGATAGATCCGGCAAGCTATCAGGAAGACTGGGATCTCCTGCTGACGGACGTTTTTAATAAAACGTGGGCGCTGGCCTCGGACCCGTCGAAAGGGATGCGGCTGATGGCCATGGGCGTCGATTCCGGCGGTGAAGATGGCGTGACGGATAACGCCTATAAGTTCTGGCGAAAATGCCGCCGTGAGGGATTAGGAAAACGCATTTATCTCTTCAAAGGGGACAGCACCACCCGCGCACAGCTCATCAAACGCACGATGCCAGACAACACCAACCGAACCGGCCGTCGTGCGCTGGCCGCCGGTGATGTTCCGCTTTATCTCCTTCAGACCAATGCGCTCAAAGACCGCGTGAATAACGCCCTGTGGCGTGATTCCCCTGGTCCCGGCTACGTGCATTTCCCGTCGTGGCTGGGAGCCTGGTTCTATGAGGAGCTGACCTATGAGGAACGCGCACTAGATGGCAAGTGGAGTAAACCCGGCAAAGGCGCAAACGAGGCGTTTGACCTGCTGGTGTATGCCGATGCGCTGGTGATGCTGCACGGCTACGAAAAAATTAAGTGGCCGGATGCCCCCGACTGGGCGCAAAGGGATACGTGGGTGGAAACCCTGCAGACAGAAGATGCTGTGATGCCCGCCCCGGTGCTGCCCGATATTCCGGTCGTGAAAAAAACAAAGCGCAGGCGCGCCGCGAATGACAAACCTAACCCATGGAAAACCTCAGGAGGCTGGGTGTGAACCAGAGCGATATTGAAACCATGATCCAGCATTACAGCCAGGCGGAAATGGCGGTGCTGGAGGGAAAGTCTGTCCGTTTTAACGGGCAGGAAATGACGATGGAGAACCTTTCCGAGATCCGCAAAGGTCGTCAGGAGTGGGAGCGTCGGCTTTCATCCCTGCAGGCTAATCGCCGGGGGCGACCGGCTTACCGACTGGCGAGGTTTAAATGACCATTCTGGATAACGCCATCGGCGTATTCTCACCCGGCTGGAAAGCCGCCCGGCTCCGTGCCCGGGCCATGATTCAGGCCTATGAAGCGGTTAAACCCACCCGGACACATAAGGCGCGCCGTGAAAACCGGAGTGCCGACCAGCTCAGCCAGATGGGGGCAGTTTCCCTGCGGGAGCAGGCGCGCTGGCTCGATAACAACCATGATCTGGTCATCGGTATCTTCGACAAACTCGAAGAACGCGTCATTGGCAAGCAGGGGATTATCG